AGTTCCGCGGCCTTCAGTTCCGCGGCCTTCAGTTCCGCGGCCTTCAGTTCCGCGGCCTTAGCTTCGCTCAGGAGATAGCCGCCGCCGTAGATGGCCTTCTTCACGGCCTTCTGCGAGTCGAGAGCCCTCGTGAACGCAACGTCCGAAGCCTTGACGCGGAACTCGACCTGCCTGCCGATCTTCCCGAGCCTGCTCACGGTAAGCAGTTCACGCGGATACGCGTATTTCGGCGGATGCCTGCGTTGCTCTTTCCTGACGCGCTTCACGGTCTCGTCTATCGCGTTGGCCAGATCCGGCGCGGTGCGGATCAGGTCATCACCGAAACTCGTCACGAACGACGTGTTGACCTGCGCGCCGTTCGCGTATTCGACGGTCGAATCCGTGACGATCATGTGCGCTCCGTTGCGCGACGTGCTGGAGAAGATCGTGAGATACGGCGCGAACAGGAAGAACGGAATTTGCTCCGTCCGATAGAACGTGCAGATCTTCGACAGGATGCTGAACGGCGGATTATCCACAACCACCGCACCGCCCGAATAGTCGAACCGCTCGTAGTCCCCGCCCGGATAGAACGGGCGCACCACCTTATCAGGGTCTATACCGTATTCCCGGCAAGCCCAGTCTTTTATCACCCCATACACTGCGGGGGGGGTGTAGCAGTCATCCGTGGTCTTCTTCGGCTTGAATTTCTCCACGAACGACCCATAATCGTCAATCGTCTGCTGTCTGATGCCCATTTTGAAAGTCCTAAAAGCAAAGCCCCTCCTCCAAAATGGAGAAGGGGCAGATTTAAAAACAGGGTGTAAAAAATTCCACGGACACTACAGTGCCGCAAATTTTTCCACACCTGATGTTGAGTTTCCGGCGCGAGTTTGATTTTCAAGCCCGAAAATTAATTGCGGCGGAGTGGATTGTAGGCCACGCCCAAGCCGGAAGCGATGAAGCCGGCCACGGTGCTGATGTATCCGCCGATCGCGGCGTCACCGAAGGTCATGAAGCCAAGACCAACGCACGATGCGATCAGACCCAGCACGTAGACCACGGTACGCACGCCCTTGGAAAAGACGGGCGTGTAAGCGGTCGGCTGCTGGTTGTCCTGACCGTCCTCGCACTCGTTGGTCAGATTATTGACTGTGGTCTCCAAAGTCGTTGGCGCTGCATGTTGAGCCATATTAAACCCCCTTAGAATCGGTTTTGATTGAGTGCCGTCTGCAAGGCGCGTGCCGTACCAGGACCGAATGATGCGTCCTGCGCCAAGCCGTAGTGCGCTTGGATGGCGCGAATGGTGGCAGGGCCAAGCAGACCATCAACACCACAGCCCAGGCGACGCTGCACGGCGCGGATCAGATCACTGCCGCCAGCACCGTAGCGAACCACGCTCGAATCGATTGCCGGACGCGCGTAAGTCCTGCCGTCAGGCACCTGCTGGCCGCTGATGACGCCATCCACCGCGGTGCCCATCACCTGCTGCCAGCGGCGTACCGTGGCCGGGCCGACATTGCCATCCACTGCGATGGCACCGGAATTTGCGGCTGGAGCGGAAGACTGGGCGCCCTGGTATCGCAGATAGCAATTCCACGGATAGTTGTAGTAGGCGCGGATGTTGGTTTCGCGGCCAGTCTGGTCACCAGCCCTGCCATACGCGGTGCCACGCTCGCTGATGGACGCCTGCGCGAGCTTGCCGCCGCCAAGATAGACGGCCACGTGGTGCACGTCGTTGAGCAGGATGTCGCCCGGCTGCGGACTGCCGTTCGCGGGCAGGCGGGTCCAGCCGCGACGGGTCAGATTGCCGCTCAGATTGCCGGTGTAGGTGGCCGTGCCGGTGTCGAAGCCCGCCTCACGCAGGCAGTGGATCACCAGACTGGAGCAGTCGCAATTACCCGCCGAAGCGTTGAAATTCCAACGGTCGGACTGGCTGTAGCCGAGATTGGCGACTGCGCACCAGTAGCGCATGCGATTGATGAAAGTGCTTACGCTTGCCATGTCAGTCCTCCAATCCTTCGACGGCCTTGGCCGCGTCCTCCTCGGACACGACTTGAATGGTTTCGGGCGGCATCGAATCGCCCTGCGGTGTCATTTCCGGCGTCATGGTCACATCGATCACGACCGCCTCCTTTCCGCCTCTTTCGAGGCAAACGAAAGGGCCACCACTGAAGTGATGGCCCTGAAAATCGGTTTCAGCGCATGTGAGCGCCGTGGTTGAAAATGAGAATGAGTGCGAGGAGCAATAGGTAGGCTCCGCCCGCGATGAGCAGTCGTGTCATTGCCGGTCCTCCAAGTATTTTTCGGCTGCTGAGATGATCCAGCATTGCGCGTCCAATTTCTCCAATTTGGCGAGTTCGTATCGGACGGCCTCGCTGTGGTCGTGGCTTTGGTCACCGTAAATCAGTGAAATCAGCGTGTTTTTTATCGTGTCCCTGCACAATTCGTCCAGCCGCCCGTCAAACCGTTCGGAACGTTCGCCGAGCTGCCTCGTCTTAGCGAAATGCTGGGAAAGCACGCTGTTATACGGCAAGCGCTCGGGATTGACGTGGGCATACAGCCCAGTAGCCAATGATTCGAGCGCTCCCGGCCAGACTTTCAGGCCGAGCGTGATGACGGCGCACGCGCCACCCACACCACCAAACCCCGCTAAAAACGTTTGAAACACATCACATCTCCTTGAAATCGTTTAATCTTTTGGCATGGTGTCGCCATCGAAATAATTGCCCGGCAATCCCAACGAGACAAGCTGCTGCCACTGGTCTTGAGGCACGCACAAGCCCTTGCTCAGATTGACCGTGCAATTGTTCAGACCGACGAGAATGCCGTGAGTGGTGCTGGCGGCGGTGAAGACGTAATCCACGCGACCATTCGAAGTGACCAGCCCACTATCGCTGCCATTGGTGGTGAGACGCAAGCGCGGATTGTCGCCACTCGTGGACAGCATGTAACAGACGACGCTCACATGGTATTTCACGCCCGCCGTCAACCCCGTGAAGGTGATGTCCGATGGTGTCGTGTTCGTCGTCTTGACGCTCACACCGTCTTTCGGCATGACGCAGTGATTAACGATGGGAGTCATGCCACCACCCCCAAAGGGGTTAGGCGCGCGGCATCGTATCCCCGGTGAAATATCCGATGCCGTCGAGCAGGGTCTTGTTCGCCTGATACTCGGCCCACGTGCAGATGAGCATATTCGTCACTGTGACGGTCGGATTGCCGGACTTGACGGAATAATTCATTGCCATCGCACTGGTATCGTTGGCGGTTAGCGCGTAGCCGACACGTTGGCTTGCACTGATGGCGCCATACGCGCTCATCGAGATAGTGCCGCCGGTGACGTCCATATAGGCGCTGACCCAATATTTCGTCCCTAGCTTTTTCGGAATGGTCGTGATACTCACCCACCGGTCGGCTCGCAGGGTGATGGGCGAGGATGGGCTCGTGCATAAGTTCGTGATTATCATCGGACATCACCCGCCCGACGGACGCTCCTATGCGAGCGGCATCGTGTCGCCCGTGAAGAAGCCCGGAAGCCCCCCCCCCACGGCTTTATCGTAAGTGTCGGCCAATTCCACAATCGGATTGGCGATATTCACCTGCTGACCATTCGGATAAAACTCGATGCGAATGCGGCCATTAGCCGGAGAATGGAACCGATACACCAGATTGGTGGCATTCTGAGTAACCTTCTGGCCGCCGATGATAGTCACACTGTTACCGTCGTTTACCTTGTAAACGCAGAATGGGCCATTGTTCTTCGCCGCATCCGTCCAGAGGAAGCAAGCGAACACCAAGTCCACGTCAGCTGGAACCGAAAGGTTGAACCCATACCCGCAGTTATCGCCACTGATGTTCAACTGCTTGGTGCTGGTGTTATATGATGCCTTTGCGCCGCCATAGGAGTTTATATTGATGAATGGGCCGGTGAAATTCGGATTGGTGAAATAGTTAATCCTCTGCATTATCCGTCTCCTTGGTCGCGTCGAGCACGTCGGCGGGAATCAGTTTCATGGCCGCTGCGAGTTGGCTGGACAGGATTGCGTTTTGCTTGCTGAGCGTGCCGATCTGTTGTGCGAGCTGGTCGATGACCTCGTTCGCGTCGGCTGGAATCTGAGCCAAAATAAGTCTCCTTTTAATGCGAAACCCCCACAATCCGATTGGATTGCAGGGGTTGAAAAAATTGGAATGCTGGATTAGTCGGCGGCGGTCATCGTGTCGATACGAGTAACCGCCTTCAATTCGTCCAAGGTGAGGGTGCGTCCGAGATTCGTCTTCACGTCCGTCAAAGTGACGGACGTGCCGGAATCATCGAATGTGGCGAGCACGCCACGCTGATAGTCACGCCATGATTCGGCGGTACCGTCAGCGCTGGAAAACTCCAATCCCAATCGGCATAATTCCGCTCGCACCGACTCCTTCGGCGGACGCAAATCAAGCACGCCAGACGGCTCGGCGGGCGTCACGGTAGGCGCGGTATCGGTAGTGGTTTCAGTGGTCTCATCGGCCATAATCAATCTCCTTAATTCTGTTGGTTTTGTCTTGGCATGAGCGATTCGTAGAAGCGTTCCTCGCATTCGTCCAACATGTTTTGGCTGGACTCGTCATCAAGGAAGGCGTCCAATCCGTCGATATCCCGCGTGCAGGCCACATCGATGCCGCTGGACGCTTCCACACCGGAACCGTCAGCAGTCAATGCGGCGCACATCCGCGCGTCGGTCTCATTCGACATGACCGGAAGATTCATGCCCTCACGCGTCCTGTTGCGTGCGGCGGTCAGCGGGTCATTCAACACTTCCCCATCGTCGGACATCATGCTCACGCCGGTCGCGGAATCCGTCAAAGCGGATTCCAACGCTTCGAACGCTCCAGTCCACACGCCCCTGCCGGTGGCATGGTCGTATCGGCTTGTATCCTCCTTGCCCTGCATGATCGCCGCTACCGCCTCACGGGTCGAAGCCAATCCGAGCAGCGCCTTCCACGATGCGATCACCTCAGGCCGGAAGACGAAACTGTCCGACCCGTTCACCGGCGGATCGCAGCGGATGATGCACAAGCCGTTCTCATCCTGTTCGAAAGTCGATGACAAGATTTCCTCCAATCACTTGACCAAATAAGCCAGGAATTCCGCGTAAACATCCACCGGGCAAGGCTGGTCGGCGTTATACAGCTTCAATGTGAAGCCGCTCTGGCCGCCCGTGTTCATCGGGTGCGCGATGATGCCCGCCCATTGTGAATCCGCGTTCGCGACGACGTAATAGTGGCCGTATTTCGTCGGGCTGAACGTGCAATCGACTTGCATGGAAGCGCCGGTCGCAATCTTCGAGCCGGGATTCGGATACCACGCCTTCCACGCAGCCTGGGCCTGGAACGTAAAACGGTTCGTGATGCCGCCAAGATAGCCGCCAAGATACACGTATCCGGTGCCGATGTTCGCGCCGACTCCGACACTGCCGTTCCCGTCTTCGGCTTCGAGCCACACGCTTGACCCCGCATTGGCATCACCAGTCAAATTCAGGAGTGCCCGGCTTTTTTTGCCAATGTCTGGCTCGTCGTAATCCGTGTCGGCAGCGGCGGACACATGGGAGGTGACACCGCCACTGCCGGTGCCGCCCCTCTGCCGTGGCATCGACCGGAGCCGCAGGTAAGAACCCGGATCGTGCTGCGCGATACGTCCGCTCCATAATGTCATTCCGCCCATCTCACCGACCTGGTTGGAACTGATCTGCGATGCGATCGTGGGGGAAGCGAAATATGCAGTCGAACCTTTGTACGCTGGGAATTCCAATCCGTCACCATCAAACGTTTCCGCGCCGCCGATGGTATGCGTTCTGAAATCGGGGCTGATGCGCACCCTGTGCCCGCTGATGCGGGTTTGGAAAGTGCCGGTCAGCAGATTCGACTTGCCCTCACCGTCCAAATAGACGGTCTGGTTATGAGCCGAATCCCACATTTGCAATGCGGTCGAGTTGAGCTTCATGCCGGTGTTCTCGGCCTCGGAGCTTTGGAAGACGGCGCCGGTGAACACGTAGCCTCGGAACTGGCCCGCCGCGATTCTGTCGGACGTGATGGTGCCAGCCGCGATCTTGACGGCCGTCACGGAATTCGCCGCGAGCTTGTCGGCGGTAATCGCACCAGTCACAATCTTGGACGCATTGACCGAATTCGCAGCCAGCTTGTCGGCGTTTACCGCACCAGCAGCCAAAGCGGCAGTGGTCACGGCATTGGCGGCGATGTCGCCCGCTTGAATCTTGTGGACGTTGAGCAGCGCCACGGTCATGTCTTCCGTGACCTTGAGCTTGCCCGTGGTCACGGAATTGGCTGCAATCTTGTCGGACGTGATGGCCAGTGCGACGATATTGCGCGCCTGCACCGAGTTGGCGGCGAGTTTCGCGGCGGTCACCGCATCAGTCACCAGCTTTTCAGTCGTGACCGAATTGGCAGCCAGCTTGTCCACCGTGATGGCATTGGCCTTGACCTTCTCGGCGGTCACTGAGTCGGCGGCGAGATGCTTCGCGGCCACCGTGCCAGCAGCGAGGATGTTGTTCGCCACGAGGTCAAAAGGCTCGAAGCGCGTACCATCCCACGTAAGGACTTCCACCACACGATCGGACAAGGGCACGAGCACGGAAGGGCTGGCGTTTGGCGCACCAGTCCAGTAGGTGTAGAAGTCGGCAAGCATGGACGGCGAATTATTCTTCTCGCCCTTCCAGCGAGTCCAATACTTCTGCGTCCTCCACCACATGTCCCCCGGCTTCAAGCCATCATGATTCGGCTCGTCGGGGCCACGGTAAATCAGATTCTTACCATCAGCAGTGGTCTGCGCCTTCTTGGCGGCCGCATTGGCTTGATTGGCCTGAGACGCTGCGTTAGCTGCGGCAGTCGCAGCCTTGTCGGCGGTATCCTGAGCTGTCTTTGCAGCCGTATTGGCCTTGACAGCCGCATTGGCCGCATCAGTGGCGGCCTTATCGGTCACAGTCACCCAAGCACTGCCATTCCAACGCTTCGGCGTGTTCGCGCCTCCAGTCGTGTCAATCCACAAGGTCGAAGCCTTGCGCATCGACGTGGCCGGTGCCGTGCTCTGGATGAGCACGTCGGCCTTGCCATTGGCCACGCCAGCGGCGGCAGCTGCTGCGGTATTGGCCTTCTGCGCGGCATTGGCCGCATCGGTGGCGGATTGTGCCGCACTGTCAGCCGTGGCCTTGGCTTGGGTCGCCACACTGGACGCATTCGCGGCAGTGGCCTTGGCGTTGGCCGCATCGGTCTTCGCGGTGGAAGCGTCCGATTTGGCGGAAGCCGCGTCGGACTTGGCGGACTTTGCGGACTCATTGGCGGTGTTGGCCAGTGTCTCCGCGTTGCCTGCGGTCTTCTTCGCGCTCTCGGCGGCGGTCTGAGCGGCATTGGCGGCATCCTTGGCCTGACCTGCGGTGGCTGTGGCACTCTTCGCGGCAGCGGTAGCCGCATTGGCGGTATCCTGCGCTGTCTTCGCCGCACCATTGGCCGTGTCAGCCGTGCCCTGCGCGTTTTTCGCTGCGGCAGCGGCATTCTCAGCAGCCTTCTTCGCGTCGGTGGTCTTAGCCGCGTTATCCGCGATGTCGGACTTCGCCTGAGCGATTTCGTCGGCATTGCGCTCCACGTCGGCATAGCCGAGATGGTTCCATGCAGAGCCATCCCAGACAAGCGTGTCAATCACGCGATCAGACAATGGCACAAGCACGCTGGGCGAGGCGTTAGGCGCGCCCTGCCAGTACGTGTAGAAGTCAGCCAAGAGGCTCGGTGAGGCGTTCTTCTCCCCCTGCCAGCGCGTCCAATACGTCTGCGTCTTGAGCCACAAGTCACCGACAATCAGATTGTCCTTCGGCTCGTCAGGCCCACGGAAAGTATGGTTCTTCGAATGTGCTTCGGCATACGCCTGCGCCGCCGACTCCTTCGCCTTCGAAATCTCACCGTTCGCCGTGGTCAGGTCGCTCTTGGTCTGCGCAATATCCTTCCGAGCCTGAGACAGGTCGGTCTGCGCCTGAGCGAGCGACTTGGACGCCGCGTCGAGATTCGACTTGTTGGCTTGGATGTCCTTCTGGGCCTGCGTCAGCTTCGCCGTATTGTCCTTCAACGCCGTCTGATTGTCAGCCAAATCCTTTTGAATCTGCTTGACCTCATCAGGCGAGACGGCGGAAGCCACGGTCACAGTGGCAATCGCAGACCAGTCAGACTTATTGCCCGCATGATCGACGGAGCGCAAGGCATAGCTATGCCGTGAGCCGCCCGTCAAACCGGTGATGACGTAAGCGCCCTGACCAGACTGGGTGGCGCTGATGACCTGCATTCCAGCCGCATTGATGCCCTCGCCCACCTCGATATGGTCGAAGTCGGCTTCCATCTGCCCGCCAGCAGCGGTCTTGCCATCCCAATGGATGGTGACCACACCCAGCTCGGAGGAGACAGTCGGCTTCGATGGGACGGAGCATGGCGTGGTGTCGGATTCGACGGTGACCACCACGATATCCGACCAATCACCAAGCTTGTCGCTGTACGTGGGCACGGCCCTGACGCGCACCTCGATTTGCGTGCCACAATCAAGGCCACCGAAGCCGAGCTGCGTCTTATCCGTCGTGCCAGCCGAATGCCACGGCGCACCATCCACATGCTTGCGCCACTCGATGGCATAATTGCTGATCTCAATGGCCGTGTCATTGGTCGCTTCGGTCACTGCGGACCACATGGCGGTGGCCAAGCCGTGGGCGAAACCGTCGCTGCCGATATACGCATCAGTTTGCACCACAAGGCCGAGCGGCGCTTTCGGCACGCGATGGTCATGGTCAGTGGAAACGGTGGTTCCGCTCTCACTGCCAGCCAATGCCGCGCCACCGGTGATGCCCTTGATCTTCTTCGCCTGCCTGACCGAGGCATCATACTTGATATCATTCAGAGCGATGGAGGCGCTTAAACCCTCATTCTGGCGCATGGACAGGTCGATTTCCTGCACGCGCACCTTCTCGCCGTGGGCCACGGTAGGTGCGGTGATCCAATCGCCCGCATGATAGTCGATGAGCGGCAGATTATCCACATTCGCGGTCACCAGATCGCGCGTGTACTGGCCACGCACACGAGCCGCATCATCAAGCGTGGACTGCATGAATGCTTGCGCCGTGTCCTTGTCGGACACGCCACCCTGAGAAGAATAGGACTCCCACTTGCCCCACGGAGTCGGCGCGGCCGGATTATCCATGCGGAAGAGCAGGTTATTGTCTCCCTCGACGAGGATGGTGGACGCGAGGTCAGCGATGGACTCCTCGAAGGGTGCTTCGCTGATGTCACGTGCAAGCTGGAGCACGACGCTCTTGCTCAGGTCGCGGCTCAAGGCGGTGCTGTCGGCATTCCACAGCTTGAGCGTCCTGCCGGACGTGCGCCAGTCGCAGCCGCCACCATTGACAAGAGCACTCAGGATGGTCTGCAAATCGGTGCCGAGCGAATAGTACAGAGTGTACTTTTTTGCCCAATTACTGCCGGCAGAGTCCTTGGCCGTGTCGAAGCCCAAGGTCAGGCCGGTGGCCACGCCACCACGCGCCCGGTTTTCGTCCAGCAAGGTCTTGAGAATCGTGCCCGGATTGGAGCTGTAGAATGGCCGCTTACCCTTGTTATCGCCATCGGCGATGAGGTGCGACGAATCATTGTTTTCGGCCTTGGACAGCAGCCAGCCAATCGACTGACCGGAATAAGTGATGGTCTTGGTGCGGTCATCCGTCTTGCCGGAGCGTCCGGTGATGACGAAACGCGCATTGTCCGGCTCACGATAGCCGCTGCCGTCCGACACCTCCACTGCCACTTCGAGGCCGTCCGTCAGCTCACGGTCGAAAGCCTGAGCGTCACCGGACAGCAGGGAGTATTCGAGGGAAAGCGCGCCGTCATCATTGTGGAGCATGGACGCGCTGAAGCTCACCGGCTCCGCCAGCACACCAATTCGGTCACCGAAAGGCCGATAGGCCACGAGTCGAGCGTGCAAAGTCTTTGCCATGAATCACTCCCAGGATTGCAAAAACCGGCAGGTCACCTTGTCGGCGCTGCCGGTCTGTTTGATTGCGATGCGATAATCGCCAGAATCGATCGCGGGCCACACTTGCAGTGGCTCCGTAGTCCAGTCGATGCCATTCGACGCATCCACGCCACCCGACCAAGCGTCTGCGTTGGCCGCCGTCCACGCCTTGCGATTGGCTGTATCGACGAAAAGGTAAGGTCGTGAGGCGTCGCGTTTGCCACCCCACAGCAGATTCGTGCCACTCACCGGGTCACTGATGGTCACACCAGTGACTGCGCCGAAACGCAAGACCAGTATGCCGATTGGCGCATTGGACAGCCAGCCGTCCGGCATGATGTCGAAAAGCTCGGACGGACTGGCGTTAGGCAATCCCTGCCAGCGCGTCCAATACCCCTTGCTACTCGGCTTGGAGACCCCGCCCGGCAGCAGCCTGCCGCCCGACGCGGCCAACGTCGCCTCCTGCCACTGCACGCCACGCCAAAACACGTCAGGCAATTGGAAAACTGCGGTCATGACGCGCAGGTCACTGGACGGCCTCTCATCATCGTCCGGCTCGCAGGACGTGCACACGACGCGAGTGACCATGCTGCGCGACCTGCCGTCCTCCGTGGTCTCCACCCTGCCGAGCGTGAGCTTCGCGGCAGACAGGCACATGGCACGGAAACGCGAGATCAGCGCATCGGAATCCGCACCCCACGCCGCGACCTTGATTGTCAGCTCCGGCGCATCCAGCACCGGAACCGAGGAGCCTACGATGACGCCGCTGCGTCCGCTCACCTGCACCGTGTCAACGATCGGCGACAGCGACGTGTAATGCGTAGTGCCGACGATGACGCGCATCCGCTCGGAGTCGAGCGGCTGGCCGTTGAGCGAATAGCTGACCTTCATTCGGATTCCTCCCGATTACCATTGCGGCATGGCCGCTGTCTGCAGCTTCTGCTGCGTGGAAATGCTCGTCGGCGCGATCGCCGGATAGTTGAACGTCTGCGTGATGTTCGTCACGCTCCCACCATTGCCGTAGGAGGCAGCGTTAACGCCACGCGAGGCGTTGGCGACGCCGACGGAATACGAGGCGTCCTGCGAAGGCAGGATGCCAGTCAATCGTCCGGCCGCCTTCCTCACCTTCGAAGCGCTCTCGTCGATTCCGACCGCCATGCCCTCGCCGATCATCTCACCGACCTGATCGCGGAACACTCGCGACGGAGAATGGATGCCAAGCCTGCGTTTCACCCAATTCAACGCGTTGTCTGCCGCGTTGACAGCGGCAGACACGAGCCTGCCTGCCGCGCCAGCGATGCCGGACACAATACCCGTGATGATATTCAGGCCGACGCTACCCCAGTTAACAGATGTGAAACCGCGCATGATCTGGCCGACCATGCCTGGAATTGAGCCGATAAGCCTCGGCACCGACGCTACGAAGCCATTGGCCAGTGCGACGAGCAGCTGTACGCCAGCCTGCAGAATCTGCGGGAGACGATTGATGATGCCACCGACAAGCTGGCCGATAAGGATCGGAGCCTTGCCTACCAAGTCCGGCATGGCGTTGATGAGGCCCTGAGCCAGTCCGAGGATAAGCTTCAAACCACTGTCGATGATCTGCGGCAGGTTGTTGAGGATGCCTTGCACGAGGTTGAGGACGGCGTTGATGCCGATGGGGATAAGCTGCGGCAATTGGGCCGACAATCCGTCCAGCAGCGTCGTCAGCACGATGACAGCCGTGGACGCGATCTGAGGCAATGCCTGCACGATGCCCTGCAAGAGGTTCGTTATCATCGTCAATCCGGTTTGCAGGAACGACGGCAGGCTCGACGTGACCCACGATTGGAACTGGGCGAGCAGTTGCGGCAGGCTCGTCGTGATCCACGTGGTCGCGCTGGTCAGCAGCATCGTGCCGAGCTGTCCCAACGCTCCGAGCACTGGCGGCAGTATCTGCATGACCAGTGCCGGCAGCGTGCTGCCCAAAGATGAGAACAGTTGTGGCAGTGCGGCGGTGATGCCGGTGATGATCTGCGCGATGCGCGGACCCACGTTCTGGATGACCGTGCCGATCGAGTCGACCAGCTGGGTGGTCAATCCTTTGATGTCGGCATTGTCCTTGCCGAGTTCCGCCAGCCAGTTCTGCCATGCGGCCTTCATCATGCCTACAGAGCCCTCGATGGTTGTCGCGGCCTCCTTGGCGGTGGTGCCGCTGATGCCCATCTGCTCCTGCATGATGTGGATGGCCTGCACCACGTCGGAAAACTTGTCGATGGACAGGTCGCCCATCTCACCGTTGGCCTGCTTGACCTTGTTCGCGTCCTGGATCAGACGCTCCATCTCGGATTTCGTGCCGCCGTAGCCGAGCTTTAGATTGTCGAGCATGGCGTAGTTGCCGCGCGCCAGACTCTGGTAGGTCTGTTGGATGGACTCGATGTCGGTGCCCATCTTGTTGGCGTTGTCCGACATGTCGATCATGGCGGTGTTGCCGAGTTCCGCGGCCTTTGCGGTGTCGCCTCCGAGCGAGCTGATCAGCGAGGCGGAAAAGCTCGTGACCTGCGTCATGTACTCGTTGGCGCTTACGCCGGCGTTCTTGTACGCTTCCGCCGCATACTTCTGCACGGTGCCGGAAGCGTCCTTGAACAGCGTGTCGACGCCGCCGACGGCCTGCTCGTAGGTCGCGTATGCGTCGAGAGCGCTCTTGCCGACGCCTGCCAAAGCCGCGACGGCGGTGCCAACGCCTGCAAGTCCGACAGTGGCAACACCCTTCAACGCGCCGACGGCCTTGCCAGACATGGAGCTGATCGCATTCCATGCGGTGTCGGCTCCGCTTTTGAGCTTGGAGCCTATCGCAGACGCGACACTGCCGGCGGCTCCGGGAATCTGCGACAGTACGCCGCCGACCGCGCCGCCGACGTTGCCGAGATAGCCGCCGATGGCATTGCTGACGTTTTTGAAAGGCGCTGGGATCCTTGCCGCGATGGCCGAGCTCATCGCGGAGAACTTCGCAGACAATGGCGCGGTAAGACGTGACGCGGTGGATTGCATGGCAGCGCCGGCAGCGCTCATGCCGTCGCGGGCTTTCGTGGCGATGCCGGAGAACGCCGACGTTGCCGCGTTTTTGACCCGTCCGAACGCGCCGGAGACCGGCTGGATTATCGCCGAACCAAGATTCTTGAACGCCGATCCAAGCGAACCACTGCTGGAAGCGAGATTGTCCTGCGCGTCCTTGAGCGCCTTCTGCGCATCCTTCAACCGGTTCTCGGCCTGCGTCGCCCGGTCGGTCATGGTGGACAGCTTCAGCCGCGCCTGTTCGAGTCTGATGGTCGCGGCCTCGGCCTGCGTGCTGCCCTCGCCGTGCTTGGCGACGGCATTGGCGACGCTTTCCTCGGCGGCACGCACCTGATTCGCCGCGGCCTTCTGCTGGAGCATGGACTGACGGTATGCGGCCGTGGATTTCGCCACGTCACGCTCATAGGATTTCAGCACGTCCGCGCCGAACGCGTTCGCCGACTGTTTGAACCCGTTTTTGAACGCGCGTCCGAACAGTCCGCCGCTTTTGCCGCCGTTCATGCTCGAATCGAAGGTCTTCGACGCGGCCTTGCCGCTCGCGCCGACCTCCTTGTTGACCGTGCTGCGGAAACCCTTCATCGACGGGAACACGCTGATATGCGCGGAACCAAGTTCGCTGCCGAACGCCATGCGGCACCTCCACTATTCAGTTTTTATCCAAATCAGTCCTCGTAGAGCGTCCGGAATGCCGGGCTCATGCCCTTGGTCTGTTCGCGCAGCCGCTCACGCTTGGCCTTCTCCCGTTCGGCCCGCAATCGTTTCGCAAGCGAATCGAAAGGTTTCGGATACTCTTCGCCGCCCAGCGCGTAGATGACCGGCATCTCGCCCCAACGGGCCGGATAGTCCAGGCCGTTGAGCTCCGCGCCTGTGTAGGTTGACGGGTCTCCAATGAGCTGTTCGAGCAGCGCTATCGCGTCGCCGTAGCGGAGCCTGCCGCCAAGGTCGGTTTGCAGGCTCCAGCCACGTGCCGTGAAATCGGCTCGGATCACACTCCCGTGTTCGGCGAGCTGGCGGGCGAACCATTGGATTTTCCCAATGAGGCTCCCTGCGCGCGCACTACCGCGTCGCCGTAGTCGGACAGGAGGTTGAACACCACCTGCACCGGTTCGCCGTTCAGCGCTTTCGCCTGTTTGTCGCCAGCGAAGGCGCTTAGAATGCGTTTGAGCTGTTCGACGCTCTCCGTATCGTCGGACGTGTTCGACAGTTTGGTGAAATCGTCGATGCTCATCGACAGTGGAAGCTTGTACGTGCGTCCGCCGGGCACGAGCGCCCAATAAACATCGCCCTTGATGATGTGGCGCACCTTGTAGTTCTGCGCAATGGAGGCGAACGCCTCCTCATCGTTTTTCTCCGTCCACTGGTCGAAATCCTCGACGGTCGGCTTGAAGTCGGTGGAAGTTGAAGTCATTGTCTTGTCCTATCTGCTTTTCGCCTGCCTGCCGTGAAAAAAGAAGTCCCGGACCGCGCAGACAGGCGAGATGGGCGGTCCGGGAAGATTTTCGTCCGCCGGTCAGGCGGCGCGTGTGGTGACGGTGACCGTCAGATCTGGTGAGGTCACGCCGTCATATGTGGCGTTGAGCCTCGCGCTTCCGGCCTTGACGGCGGTTAGCGTGCCTCCCTCGACGGTCGCCACGCCTGCATCCTTGGATGTGAACGTGGCCTGTCCGGTCACGTCCACGGTGGTCTTGTCCACATGTGTGGCGACGGCCTTGAGCGCGAGCTTCGCGCCTTGGACGACCGACGGCTTCGTGTTGCCGTCAGCCGAGGTCACGGCCACCGCCGTCACGCTTTTGGGTCGTACCAGCTTTCGATCCAGCGGGTGTTCGGATGCTCCGCATCCACATACAGCGGATCCTTCATCCATTCGACGGTGAGCGCGCGGCCGGTGACCGAGCCACGCTCCTGCTGGTCCGGCTCGTTGCCGGTGACCTGCATGACGCCGGCACGACGGTGGACGCGCCCGGTGTCGAACGTCTCCTCTTCGTACACCATCCATTTCGCGTCCTGGATGATGTCGGCCACGTGGTAGACGCCCTGCGTGTCCGGCTCGCCGATGGTGATCTTGCGGGTCAGCGCGTTGTTTTCGGCCGGGCTGAAAGTCTGCGTGAGGCTGGTCGCCAGCGGAAGCTTCTTATACCCGTCCTGCAAAAACTCCAGCGGGTCGTCGCCGTCGCGCGAATCCTGATTGCCGCCGTCGGACTTGACGAGTCCGATGCATGCGGTCGACCGATTGTAGGCGGCCGGAAGTTCCGGCGTCGCATTGCTGGATGCGATCATCTCCGGCGTGATTTTGTTTTCGGTGGAATACGGGACGATCATGATGGCGGCGGTAACGAGCGCCTCCACCTGTCCCAGATCCATGCCCTGACTGTCTTTGGCCATGGCGTTTCCTTTCTTAGGGTTGTCTGATTCCGGCCGTCGAATATTCGACGGTCATGTAGTAGCGGCACCATGCCGCGTCCTCGCCGACCGGGTACGGGCCGTTGCATCCGTCAGACACGACGGAGCAGATGCGGCTGCCTTCGGCGAATCCGATGAGGATGCCGGGCTCGCCGGTCAGCAGCCCGTACACGCGGGCCGCCAGATCACGGCATGGTTTCGTATCGTTGCGCGTCCATCCGAGCACGTTGACGCCTATCGACCTGTCGAACGTCACACGGTCGGCGGATTGCGTGCCGCCGTCATCACGCACGACCACGAGCGGATAGGAACCGTCGTAACCATCCGGAATGCGGTTTCCGACCTGCAGGCCCGCGACGTCCGTGATGTTGGAGCGCAGCCATCCGGTAAGGAACAGCTCAAGGTCTGGTGGAATGACGCTTGCCATCAGACCCTCGCCTTCCTCAACGCCTTGGCCAGATTGCCGGTCTGCGCCTCCACGAGCAGGGTCTTAGAGTCGTGGCCGACGACCATGACGGTCGTTCGGTGCTCCCTTTTAACCTCCTCGATTCCAAGGCCGTCGCGGTACGCGCCGGTATCGACTGGAGCGGACGCCTTCGCGTAGGCGAGTGCCCTGTCCGCAGCCAGCGTGGTAAGCGCCTTGACTCCCGCGCTGTTGAGAATCCCGTCGAAGAATTTCGGGTTGAAGTCGACCGATATCCTGCTTTTCGCCATTGTCAGCCCTTTCTTTCCGTCAGACGGCATTCCAAGGTCGGACGCCACCCCGTGAACGCGTTCACATCCTTCGAGGGGAATCCGTCGACTTCCCACAAGCGCCCGTCGTCGGGGTCTGCGCGGATCCGATCACCGATTCTGATGTCGGCTGTCGGATCCGGGATGGTGAGGTACGCCGTGGATGCGGTCTGAGTGTCGAGCGTGTCAGGCGTGCGCATGCTGGAGCTGGAGGCGAGGGCGCCCATGATGGCGAGCTCGTCCGGAGGCACGCTCCAGTCCGGCTCGTTCTGCGCCGGATTGTACGGGTTGGTCTTGCGTTTGGCACGCAGTCGCATGAAGCGTGTGGCTCCAGCCATGGAGAAAACACCGCCGGCGGGGTTCAGGTCGTCAAGCAGGCTCATGGCAAACCTCCCAGCTTGTAGGGTTTGAGCTTGTCCTTCTCGGACTGCATGAGCGACACCACGTCGAAGCTCGCGCTGCTGCCATTCGTTGACTGCGAGGTGATAAGCCCGAGCGGGCTCATGCCGGCACGCTTCGCGGCGCTGATAAGCACCGACTGCACGTCCGGCGCGTCATCGTATCCCGCGTGAATCTCGTAGCGGATGGCCGCAATGCCAGCGGGAAAGCCGCCAGACAAGGACTCCACAAGACCAGTCTCAGGATCATAGGCATAAGCCAGCTTGTTGCCATCACGGTCGGTCAAGGATTCGATGCTCGCCACATGACGTGCGGGCAGTCGAATCACCGCGCCGCCGCGAGTGTTCAGCGTTCCTGTCAAGGCCGCGTTCGGCATGACATGCCATCCACATTCGCGGCGGATGGCCGCCTGCGCGGCCCTGAGCCGAAACTGCGCGTCATCCTCGAAAGCCGAAGGGTCGGCAATCATGTCAGGAATCACATTCACGTCAATCATGCCGACCTCCACGCTTACTCTGCAGCCATCAGGCCAGCCGCAATCAGAGAATTGACCAGGGCGTCGAATTCGCTCTTGGTTGGTGTGGCGCCGGCGGCCAAAGCCACATGCGTTGCAGGCTTCACTGCAGCGCTGCCAATGTCGGTCGGCTTGCCGTTGGCCCCGACGAAGACCACATCGGCCACGTTGGCATTCGGGTCAAGTTTCGCCGCCGAGGCTGGAATCACTCGAAACTGTCGAGCCATATCACGTCTCCTTACTTAAGGGTCAGCTTGACGAAAGCCTTCGGAATGCGCACGGCCAATGCCACGCGCTCCTTGGCACGAATGGTCACCAGATCGGCAATGAAGTCGGTGTCATTGGAGTTGGTGGCCTCCACGGCGACACCGCCCTTGCGGTAGAAGGTCGCGGCACGCTTGAAAGCACCCACAACGGCGGTGCCCTTGGCAACTGCCGGGGATACGACAGTGTTCATACCCCACAGGGACGGTGTGATGTTCACCGCACCGCCATTGACGCCATAGAACGGGCCACCGCCAAGGTACGCACCGTTGTTGTCCTTCTTTTTACGAAGAGCCTCATAGTCTGCCGGATTGATGACCAGAGCGTCAGGCATCATGCCGGTCTCGGTGGAAATCATGGTCTGCGCGTGCAGAATAGCGACATCATTACCGGCGTCGGTAGCCGTGTATGTCTGGATGCCGTCACGCTTAAGCAGGCCCTTGATATTCTTTCCAGTGCCATCACCGTTGAGCAGCTGCTGCTCCTCCTTGATGCTCAAACTGTAAAGCAGACGGCCATCGATGTCGGACTTCAAGAAGGCGAGGTCGGTGATCATGTCACCGGACTCCTTGATGAAGCCAGCGATGGTGGACAATGCGTCGGTGTGCTCGGTCGCATTGGCGTAATGAATCTGGCTGAATTCCTCGCCTTCGCCGACAGTTTCGAAATCGCCTTCCTGAGCACCTTCCACGAAGTAGGTGATGGCCTGTCCACTAATAGCGCCGACACCGAAGAGGTTGGTGATGGTCGGACGACGGTAACCTTCCACGAAATTCGGGTCAACATATGTCAGCAGAGAGCCATACGCGCCGGACGGACCACCGGTCACCTGAGTGTCGGTGTTGGCCTTGCGGTTCGGCAGCCATTCAGGCGCGGCGATGGAAGCGCCGGACACGCCCTTCATCTTCACCAGCTGCTCGCCGATGCTCTTCACGACGAAATCGCCAAGAGATTGATGGGCGACACCGCTCTTCTGAGTGTCCGTCAGATTATCGGTCAGACCCTCGAAGCGCTTGTGCACGGTGTCCAGCGTCTCGATGGAGTCCTGCAATTCGTGCGCCTCGGCGTTCAGACCCTTCAGCTTCTCGATGTCGGAAGCGTCGAGATTATCCTCGCCCTTGGCCAGCACCGCTTCGATGGCGGCCTTGGTCTTGGCGAGACGATCATTGAAACTCATTTGGTCTCCTTGTTGTCCTTGCCGCCAGTGACCAATTCACGGGCGGATTTGATTACATTCAGGCGCTCGGCCTTCTCGGCCTCAGCGTCCTTGCCCTCATCAGGGTCAAGCTTCTTATCGTCCGGCCTCTCGCCGGTCTTGGAATCATCCGCCTTATCCTCGTCGGAAGCGGAATTATCGGAATCGATGCCGTCAAGCACCTCGTTCAACGAGGCCAGCGCGGCACGCAGCTTCTCCTCGTTGGCGGAGCTGATGGCACGACCCGACTTCACGGCCAGAATCTCGGCCTGCTGGTTCGCGGCCACCGGCACCACGCTGATCTCGAAAAGCTTGATCTGCTGGAATTCGGAATGGCCACCCCACGGACCATCGCCCTTTTCCGCGATCCACGCGGTCTTCGTCGGCACGAAGCCGATGCTCATCTGATGCACCCTGCCATCCTTGAGCAGGTCGTAAGCCTGCTGGGCGGTCGGATTATCCTCGATATCGAGCTGGGCCGAGATGAGAAGGCCCTTCTCATCCTCGACGGCGCTCAGTGTGCGGCCGATGATGTCGGTCGGCTTGCCGTCCTGATGGTTCCAATGGATAGGAATACCGGCACCGCCGTTGTAATCCTTCTCCAATGTCTCCGCGAAAGCGCCCTTGGCGATCACGTCGCCCTGCAGGTCCTTGTTGCCGAAAGTGCTGGCATAGCCGCTGAAAACGCCTTCGCCAGCCGAATCGTCCAAGGACTTCACGTTGAATCTGAGCTGTTTGAGATTCACTGGTCTTCTCCGTTCACTGGATTGTTCTGTTGCGCGTTCTGCGTCCTGCCGCCGTCCTGCGGACTGGGCTGGCCGCCTGTCGCGACGTTCAATGGCGTCACCAGATCGTCACCGCCCTCGACCTTCGGATAGTTCAGGATGCGCCGCGCCTCGTTCGTGGTCATGAAGCTGCGCCCCGTGGCCGTGGAAAGCGCCTGATACTGCTCGGAGAACGTTCCGCGCAGCTTGGCGTCAACGTTCGCCTCGATGTAGGCGTCCGGCTGTCCGAGCGCGTCGGGCAGCAGCAGGTTGAGCGACTGCTCGAAGGCCACGATGTACGGCATGAGCTCCACATTCCACATCTGCTCCTTGAAGGAAGCGATGTTGGAATTCGTGCCGCTGCGGAAGCCTAGATTCTCCGGCGCGATATGGAAGGCGTTGGCCACGTCGATGCGGATCTTGTCCCTCGCGTCGATGTCCTGCATGTCAATCGGCTTGAAGGCGTCCACCGTCTTGATTTCCATGCCATCGTTGAGCAGCGGCCAGCCACCGGCGAGATTGCCGCCAGCCTTGTAATTCCGCATGCCCTGCACGAATTCGTCCTGCGCCTCCTGCGAAGGCCACGGCATCTCCTTCGGACGGGAGATGTACGCTGGAATCTGGCCGCCGTTCTTCGCTATCGCACGACGATATTCGGCCATCTCACGAGCCTCCGCCAAAAGCGGTGCGAGAGTGCCGGACACCGGAGAACCGCCGATGCCGGACGTGCTATAGCCCACATCCAGCAGAATCTGCGGGTCTGGCAGTTTGAAATACTGGCTGCCCTCCGGTTGGCCGGTGCTGATCTGCACGCCGGTGATCTCATCAAGAGTGTTGCCGGAAAGCGTGAAATTCTGCACCGGAATACGCCGCAGCCACAATCTGCCGGACTGCCTGTCGGCATCCAACAGGCAGAGCCAACGGTCATTGAGCAGACCATCGCAGAGCAGCGAGTAGAAGAACCGGTAGCGTGTCATGCCAGGAAGAACGCTCGGTTTGGCCATCAACTGCGCCAAATGGCTTGTCGTGTCCTCCACGCGGCCACCGTCAGGCTGGCGAGTGTAGACCTTGAATGGCATGCTGGCGATATTCCGCGCGATATGGTCGATGACGGTACGCACCGCCGCCTCACGCTCATACACTCCAGCGCCGAACCAGTCGATGGGAATCTGCGCCACCTGTGAAATGTTCACCGGCGATTCGGAGAACTTCTGGGCCACGGATACCGGACTTTTCTTGAGCCATCTGGAAAAGAAACCCATGAAACCTCCTCACTGGGGTCAGACAACGGCGAAATGCGTCACGCTCGGCGAATATTTCGGCGTTTCTGCTTCGACCTGCATGGTCTCAAGCGCGTACAATGCCTCGCTCTCGGCGATGAGGCCGCTGATCTGCAGGGCGCTTTTCGCGCGGTCCCACACCTCGACCTCACCGAGACGCCTTGTCACGGCCACGCTCACCTGCTGTTCGATGGCGGGCTGCGGCAGGTGCCGGAGCTTGCCTTCGCGCACGTGGTCGAGGAAGCGGCCGCAGCACGCGCCAAGGCGGAAACCCTCGATAAGGTGGACGTTCCAGCCTTTTTCGGTCAAGGGGTCGATGAAATCGACGGCCGGACAGCCCTTCGACTGCACGGCGATCTCGCAAATCGACGGCCAGCTCTCACGCAATAGGTCAAGAAAGTGCGGCACCCACAGCATGCCGTCACGACGCGCGATAAGTTCCACATGAGGCAGGCCATCGGCGCGCAGGCCAGCGGCGGCCACATACGTGGTCTGGCGGTCGGCGCTGGTATCGACGGCCAAGACAACGCGATTATCAGCCGGAATGCAGGACGCATTATCTGTGCCATGCGCCCACAGCTTCGGGTTGATGTAGGGCACGATGTCGGCGGTCACCCACTGGCACAGGACCTCTGTGCGGAATGCGGCCTCGGTCATGCCATCAATATCGCTTCGGACACTGGCCACGGTCATAGGGCCATAACCGAGCGACGGGTTAGCCTGGCGGATCGCGTCGGCATCATCCACCGGGCACTTATCAGGCGCGGACCATTCGAAATAGCCGAATGAGCCGTCCTGCTCGCCATTGGCGAAAGCCTCGGCGGCATCCACACCATCAGCGATGTACTTGTTCCAAGCGTCAACGAGTTTACGGCCCTTGTCCACCTGCTTGCGGAGAGCGACGCTGCGATAATCGCCAGCATTGCTGATGCCCCACAATTGCGAGCTCCACACTGCCTTCGTGGTCTGCGAGACCGCGTTCCAGCCATCATCATTATGCTGCTCGCGAAGCTCATCGAAAATCACACGGGCCGCGCTCTTCGCACGAATGTTCTTGTCAGCGCGGACAATGTATCTCGCCTTCGACTTCAGCACGATGGCTTCCTCGCCATTGGTGTTGACGAATTTCTGCGTCATGGAAGCCAATTCAGGCACAACAAGATCGGACTCCTCATCAGTCTCAGGACGCGGATTACACCACTCCTTGACTTGGGAATATGGGCCTTTGGCATTATCCAAGGTCTGCGCGGCACCAACCACCAGAAATTTCACGGGCGGCACCCTATCCGGGTGCTTATTCGAGTCCACAAACAGCCACCATGCGGCAAGCACACCCATCAGCGTGGTCTTGCCATTCTGACGGGCCACAAGCACAATCACCTTGCGGAAGCGATAGCTGCCATCCTCAAGCAATTCCAGCGCATGGACCAGCAGCCAGCACTGCCAAGGATAAAGATGCACATGAAGCATAATCTCCGCGAAGGCAATCACCGCGAAACCATTGCTGGTGGTCTTATCAAGCTCTCTAAGCGGCGGCGTGAAGATCCGCGGCAACGTAACACCATGCAGGTCATCATCGATAGCACCGAAAACACTCAAATCTTCCGACGCCATCGAACGCCTCCTAGCCGAAACGCTTCATGAAATCTTCCATCTGCACAACCTTGTCGCTCTTACGCGCCTCCGGCTTCGATTCAACCTTCGGCTTCGCAGGACGACCAACCTTAGCCGGAGCATCCACCGTCAAACCAAGCGACTGACAATATTTGAGGAACGTCGGCAGCGAAACGTTGTCGAGCTTGCCGTTCTCATCGACAAAACCGGAGAACGTCAGATAATCGATACGCTCAGCCAACACGCGAGCCGCAGCGACAACAGCAGAATTCACAGCCTTGAGGTCAGCGTTCTTCAACGAACGCTCCAACGCCTCCGCCACATTCCGACTCGGAAACTTCGCACTCATCGAAAACACCCCCTAATCTGCCATCGCGCGCGACCCGCCAACAATTTCACTCGTCGGGGAGAGGAAGACCAACCACGCGGGACGTCTTGCGCTCTGTCGTTGGTTTTACGATTTCACCGCCCCTACCCCGTTTGGGTCGGTTTCGAATGCTGTTTGGAATGCTTTGATTGCGTTTGTGAAGCGTGTGATGAGTTCGTCTGCGCTTGGTGGCTTGGGCGTGATGAGTGTGGTGTATGCGTCTCCGACCTTGAAGGTGTTGACTTCGTTGTGGGTGACGTTGATTGGGATGTTGACGGTGAATGAGCTGATTGGGAATGTCTTGTCGCTGATTGTGGCGGTGAGCTCTAGTGTGACTGGCTGCTGTGGCATCATTGTCTCCTTGCTCATGCTGTCTTAATCCATTGCCTGCTTAGTGTTCCGATTGGCGCCGGCGGATCTTGGTTGCCTCTCAAGCGGTTGCAGCTGGTGTGGCTCGGTTTGAAGCCTGCCGGGTCGAATTGGAGTTCGGGATGCTTGCTGACGGGGAACATGTGGTCGAGGTTGAAGCTGTCATCGGTGGTGTTCTTCGTGGCCGCATAGTCGATTGGCATTCCGCATAGCCAGCAGACTGCATGCTGTGCCTTGCATTGTGCGAAGAATGCGGCCTTGTCTTTTTCGAATTGGCGGCTGGTCTTGCGGATTCTTCCTGGCATTGATTCACCGCCTTTGGTGCTTCGGGCTGGAGTCGAACCAGCGCGTGGTGTGGGATGCACTGTCTTTATCATCACGGGCATTCGATTTAAAGAAGTAGGAAGCCGGCCGGTAAGGTATCCGTCCTCTGGTATCTGTGCTATCCCTTGTGCTCTGCCACTGAGCTACCGAAGCTGATATGAATAATGGTCCAACCCTTTCAGGCTGAACCATTTTACTACTGTACGACAGTATAGCATTTTAATTGTGACAGTCAAGCATGGCGGTTATTTCTCCGAGGTTGAACACGTACTCTCCTTTGTGTTTTGTCGGCGTGGCGTGGAGTTTGCCTCTGGTGAGCCATTGGCGGATCTGGTCGCTTGTGCAGTGGATGTCCATTTTGGAGAGGTATCTTGCGACTTCGACTGGTTTTCCGGTGTATTCGAGTTGCCAGAGTTTGTTGTCGCGGGTGGCTTTGATGGCTTGGACTCCGCCTTGCCATTTGCAGTGCGGGCATGTCCATTCGTCGGCCTGTGGCGTGCTGGTGGCTTGGTGGCCGCATTGTGGGCATGTGCCGATGATGACCATTGCCTCTTCTGGTGTCAAGGCCGTCTCGTTGCGTCGGCTGATGTGTTCCAGGGCTGCGTAATCGTCTGCTGCGGTTGGCATGTCCAATATGGTGTGCCGGTTGCTTATGATGGCATACCATGCTTTCCTCCATGCGTATCCTGCGTATGCGGATCTGATTTTGCCCGCTTGTTCGGCGAGCCATGCTTCGGAGTCGGTGATGAGGGCTTGCGCTCTCGTGTCGATTGGCATTGGCGCGTTGCCTTTGTTTGGCGTGTGGCCTGTGGGTCCGATGTGGGCCTGTTTGAGCATGATGCTTCGCAGGGCGGGCAGTTGGACGTGTCCGAGTTGGCGGATGAGCTGCCAGTAGTTTTCTCGGCAGCTGGCGCAGAGTAGATTCGCTGCGATCGGTTTCATGGGCTTGTGGCAGTGCTGGCAGTCGGTCAAAGTCTGGCCTCATTGTCGTGCTGGTGGATGATCGCGGCGACTTCCGCTTTCGGGACTTGCGGCACGAGCGGCGCGATCTCGTCAAGCGCGTAACCGGCCTGATGCCACTTGATGATCATGTCTTCGAGCATTTTCTTCATTTGTATTCCTCCACGGTGTCGCAGCCGATGGTCTTGCCATGTTCGGTCAGGCAGACCCATGTCACGTCGCCGGTCTTGACCGTCGTCATGCCGTAATCGGGATGCGTGCCCGCATACCAAGACGCGTAGATGCATATTCCCGCCAGCGAGAGCATTGCGGCGACTAATACCACCAGTGCGCCAATAATAATTTTCTCAACCTTGTCCAATCCGCCCATCATTCACCGTCCTTTTCGATTTTGTTGGTCTCCTTGTATGGGTTTTCGCTTGTATATTGCGGGAAATCGCATTCCTGGTCTTTCCAGCCGGCCGCGTAGCCTTCCTGCCATGCCTTGCGGCGCTCGTGTCTCAACCATTCCAGGCTGTACATTGTTTCCGATTCCAAGCTGCACATGGTTACCGGTTCGTCGTGTTTCATGATTCCTCCTTGTTGAGTTGTTTCGCCATCTGGCAGGCTTGTTGGTCTGGTGTGGCGGTTTCCTTGTCGCGTCCGAGCGCTTGGAGCACGTGTTCGCATTGCCACGTGTGCTTGTGTGGTTTCGAGGGTGGTATGCCGCTCATGCGTGCGCGTCGCTGGCTCCAGCCCTTCCATAGGCGGCACCAGTCGTTGACGGTGCGTGTCTCGCCGTAGTGGCGAGCGGCGAAGGCATTCCACGCGTCCGACAGGTCGAGATTCGGATAATCACGGATGATATCGGCGTTGGCGTGGGCCTTCTCCCTGACCAGCTCGAAGTCGCTGACCCCGATTTCTTTGGAGAAAGAAGAAGAATATTCTTCTTTCTCCTTCTTTTGGGTTCTGGTGTTCTGGTGTTCTGGTGTTTGTCCCGATGTAACACCGTTACAGTTCCGATGTAACGCCGTTACATTCTGGTCTGAACGATGCTTAGCGACACGTTCGGCGCTTTTCACGCGAGCGTGCAACACCTGCTCCTTGCTCCGGTTGTGGACGAGATAATCGTGAATCAGCCAACCGCCGTCAACCTCCTCCAACATGCCCTCGTCCACCAAAGCCCTGACCTGCTCTTCGGTCGCACCGAGATTCGCCAGCATGGCACGGCGTGGCACGAACCCGTCCGTGAGCCTGTCCCCGCACAACGACAACGCCATGCAGAACACTCCAACGGCATCGACATGTCCGGCACGCACCAGGTCGCGCACCTTGTCGTTGTCGTAGAAGCCGTTCACGAGCTGCACGTATCCACGCCTTGCCATCAATCCTCCCCTCTTGTGATGCCGTTGAATTCCATCCAGATGGCCTCCTGCCGTGGCGTGGTGCAGGGCAGGCCGGTGTAGTTGGTGTTCGCCCAGCCGCTTCCCACGTGTGGTTTCGCCATCGCATCCAAGGCTTCGGCGATCTCCACCAAGTCCGGTGGCGGGTCGAGCGTCACCATGACATGCCGTCCATTACGGCTTGCTTCGCGTCCACCAGCCGGTACCCGCAGTAAGGGCAGGTGGCGTAATAGCTGCCCACCGTCTCACCGCAGTGGGCGCACTCGACATATCGGATTGCCTTGCTCATTCGCTTACCGCCTTCTGTGCGATTTCGAGCATTTCCTTGGCCTGTCTGATATATTCCTTCTGGAAGCCGGGAATCTCACCGGCGTAATCCCATGCATCGTCTTCGTCCTTCGCCACATAGTCGCTTTCGATGCCATCCCATTCGCAGCTGTTCCAGCAGAGCCGTTTCGCCACGGCCTCCACCTCGGCGTCGGTTGGTGGAGCGGAACGTCCGGCCATGTACGCTGTACCGGCAAGCTCACGAACCGTCTGAAAAGTCAAATCATCATCCATGCCACGCTCGTAAGCGTTGGCCTCGTCAAGCATGATGCTCAATTAGTCCTCTTTCCGTTAGCTTTGACCATGGCCCACAGGATTTCGCTTGCCGGACGCCTCCTGTATGACAGGTCGTTGTAGGACTGCACATAGTCGAGAATCAGTTTCGAGCCGGTCGAATCCGGTGTCAGAATCGCGTTCACTCGCGGCGGCACCATCTTCTGCCATACGATCTCGTCACACAGTTCCTTCGTGCAGACCAGATAGTTCTGATCGCCGTAGAACGTCAGTCCGTTGCCGCTAGTGAAGTCAGCCATGCATGACTTGACCTCGTAGAACTCGAAGCAGCCTTTCTCGACGCTTGCGGGCACCGGCTCACCGTTGATGTTCCAAGGCTTGAAGCCCACGTAGTCCACGCGCCTTTCGTCGGGCGTGTTACGGTCGAAATTGACCTCGCTCGCCCAAAAAGCGGTCTGATTCCTCAACCTCTTCTCCACCAGCTTGGACAGCATGGCGGTGGTCTCAGCCCTGCTCATTTCTTCCTCCTGAAGTACTTGTATTCACCGTGATGGAACAGGAACAGGTGAAGTCTCCACACCTTGACTGCCAACAATCCCTTGAGCGTGATCGCATACCCGCCATGGACACGCTTCATGAGCTTCCTATCGGCCAATGATTCAAGTATTCGGGAAAGCTCTTGGTTCTCTCGTTGTTGCCAGATGTAGTTCATCCCCTCAGCGATATACAGGCAACACATGTCCTTGTCGTATTGACTAATCATCATTAGCCTCCCTCTCAAGGATGTAGACGTTCGTCGCTGTGACGGCGTTATCACGCAATTCCGTTGTCGGCATGGTATCCACCCGCAGAATCTGCCAACCCTCGTTCAGCAACTTTTCAAACACACCCATATTCATCAAGGTGCGCTCATCGCCGTAATCACTCCAAAAAAGTGGGCAAACCTTGTACCGTTTATTCATTTCGCGTCCTCCTTCATGAAGACAATCCAGTGTGTTCCCGTGCGGTTCGGCTGCTTGTTGCCGAAGAGTGGCTTGTGCGCTGTGAGCTTGAGAATCTGCGATACGGGTATCTGTGTCTCATTCCATTTGAAAATCAACACTCCATGCTCTTTCAGGACGCGGAAGCACTCGCTGAACATGGTCTTGAGGTCAGCTTTCCACGTCTCTTGGTCGAGGCAACCGTATTTCTGCGCCATGTAGCTCGTTTCCCCCGCATTGCGCAGGTGGGGCGGGTCGAGCACCACCATGCGGAACGTCCCGTCGGGGAACGGCAGGTCGCGGTAGTCCATCAGCATGTCCGGCTTGACATCGAATCTACGCCCGTCACACAATTCCCAGCTTTCATCACGCACATCACCGAAAAGCACTCGATCATCCGACTTGTCGAACCAGAACATTCGGCCGCCGCAGGCGGGGTCAAGAACAGGCTGATACGCGCTCATTTCGTGTCCTTCCTCTTGTATTCGTCCACTACGTGTTTCCACTGGATGCTTGCATCCATAGGGTCGCTGTACCAGTTTGTAGAGAGGTGCTTTCGGGGGCATTGAAGCCGGTATATCGACTTGATGTAATCCCCATCCTGTGTATGGCTCTTAACGATTTTGGGTAGTCTGCCGCACATTGGACACCCGAATTCGTTGCGTCTGCGTTTGAACCACATGACTATGCCTCCGCGTCTTTGTTCCGCTTTCGGCCCGTCCGACTCAACATAAAGCCGTCCAGATAGAGCTGGAACAGGCTCACATACAGGCCGTCTTTTATATCGTCTTCCGGTTTCGCATACAGTCGTTCGTTCAGGAGTGCGACTGGCAGTCCGGTGCGTTCCTCCCGTTCGATGTGGAAGGGTATTTCCTCCTGGCCGTCTGCGGTCTCGCGGACTGCCACGCCGTAGTCGCCCACCTGGGGCTGATCGGATGGGTCGCTATTGTCCGTGTCCTCGTAGGTGAGGCAGGACAGCATGGAGCCGCTGTAGCCGAGCATGGAACGGCAGTGGTCAGCTGTCTTTCCGTATGCGTCGATTTGCCCCTTCACGACACCGTATGCGGTCGTGTCACGCTGCATCAGAAGAGCGTTTGCAAGCCTCAAGCCATCAATCTCAAGCTGCTCGCACCAGTCGATGATCTCTTGCAGTGTCTTGTCTTTCTCAGTCACGTTCGTCGCCATGATTAGTGTTCTTCCTCTTCGATTCGGATTGTGATGTGGTAGACGCCTTTTTCGGTGCTTGGCTCGCCTAGCCGATAGTCCGGGCCGACCACGTATCTGGCGTTATCGTCCGGCCAGAAATCGGCTTGTGTGATGGCGTCCAAGATTGCCTTGACCATCGGCGCCGCGTTCTCGGGGTCGAATCTGCCGTGTGTCAAGGGGTGGATGATGGCGGTCACATGCACCGGCCATTTGGCGGGCGGCTTGAGTTTGCCGCTGTTGATGAGACTGCGGTAGGTGAGGTAGGCGCATCTTTTCACGACGCTGGTGCGCCGGTATTTCGCCCGCCAGTCTCCACGTTTGTTCTGGGTCCACCAGTAGGCCTTCTGCACGTCGATGGTGGTTTCCTGCGTCATTCGTCCTCCAAAATCCAAATGTCGGCATCGCCAATGTCCGCGTAATGGTCTTCGCTTTCGGCCTCACATTCGGGGCATGGTATGGGGCGCGCCGGATACAGCGCGCACCCATGTTTGAGACATACCGGCAGCACGTCCGGCGGCTCAATCCACTCACGCATCATCAGAAGTCAGGCTCTCCAGCCGGAGCGCCCCACGGATCATCGGCCGGAGCCTGCGACTGCTGCTGGGGCTGCTGCGGCTGCTGATAGCCGCCATTGGCGTTGCCGCCCTGGTATGAGCCTGACTGCATCTTCTGCACCTGAGCCGTCGCATACTTGAGCGACGGGCCGATCTCGTCCACCTGCAATTCGATGACCGTGCGGTTGGAACCGTCCTGCGCCTGATAGGAACGCTGCTGCAACCGGCCCTGCGCGATGACGCGCATGCCCTTGCGGAGCGTCTGGGCGCAATGCGAGGCGAGGTCACGCCAGGCCGAGCAGCGGAGGAACAGCGCCTGACCGTCCTCCCACTGGTTGGCCTGGCTGTTGTATACGCGTGGCGTGGACGCGATGGTGAAGTTCGCCACCGTGCCGCCATTGCTCAAAGTGCGAATCTCAGGGTCGGCGGTCAGATTGCCGACGATCGTGATAACGGTCTCCCCCGCCATCACTCACCGTCCTTCGCATCGGCCTGCTGCTCGGAGTCGGCTTCGGTGTCCATGACCTCGGCAGTCACGTCATCAGTCGAATCGGTGATTACCGGCTGGAACACGTCGCTGTAATCCGGTGTGGTCTCGTCCACGCTCGCGGCCTTCTTCGCCTCGATGTTGACCGGCAGATATTTGAAACTGCGGCGGATGATGGTCTTCTTCGCCATCTCCACGAAATTCTTCACCCACGGGCCGGTGATCTGACGGCTGCGATTACGTGGCGCGTACTTCTCGCGGTATTCGAGCAGGTCGCGTTTCGACATGTAGTCGGCGTAGCGTCCGCCATTCGGCAGCTGGACAGAGAGGTACACGAATTTCAGCTTGTCCTCGCTGTGGTCGGCGTCCACGTTCACCTCGTCCGGGCATTCGATGGTCGGCACGCCATTTTCGTCAAGCTTGAGCTTGATGTTGTCATCCTCGTAGACGGCTCTCGGCTGCGCGTAGATTCCACTGTTCTCCAACAGTTTCAGCATGCCCTTGTAGCCGATGACGAACGTGGCCTGCTTCTCCCCCGTGGCATAGTTCTTGTTGCCATAGGGCAGGATGTACGCCTGTCCCAATCCATCCACGTCGGATGGGCGCAAGCCAAGTGCCGCGCACTGCATGAAGCAGGAAAGGACGCTGACCGGCGTGCAGTCGGCCAAGGCGGGTGTGCGGTTGATGCTGCTGATGCACATCTGCAACAGCGCCTCGCTGTCGAGGTTGCCGCCGATGACACGCGCGATCTGCGGCCACGAATGCTCCACAAGCTGCTTGAGCTTGCCCTTCGGATTGAGCGGCTGCAACTGCTGCCCTTGCGCCTGCTGTGCGATTGCTCCCATTTTTTATTGCTCCTTTTCTTCGATGGATTTGAATGCGAATTTGCGGTAGGTGGTGGCTTTGACGGTGTATTCCTTGCGGGTCATCGGCTTGTAGGTGGCTTGCAAATTCCCGCACTTGATGCCGGTGTGCGAGCCGATGCGCAGAATGATCTGCTCCTGCAATTCCTTCTGAGCGGCCTTCATGTCATTCAGCATTCCGGTGGCGCTCTCGTATCTTGCGAGCAGGTCGTACAGGTCGTCATCGTCGCTTTCGTCCACGATGTCCGGCGTGGGTTCGGGGAACGCCTTCTGCACATCCCCGCCGGTAAGCTGTGGTGGAGTACCCGTGGTGACGAAATGCCAGAAGTCGGCGGCGGCCTTGTCGATCGCGGACATATCCTCCACGTCCGCCTGGAACGGGATCTCTACCGGCTCATCGTCTCCGATGGCCGCGTACACGTAGCCCCACGTCCATCCAGTGACGAGCGCGTAGAATTCGACCTGAGCGAGATAGTAAGGCGGAATACGGAGGTTGCCGTCCTCGTCATGCCAGTCCCCCGCTCGGCGATTACCCGCCGTCTTGATTTCGAGGATTCCGAAGCTTCCGTCTTCCTTTTGCAGGATGCCGTCAAGGGAAGCGCGCAGGTATGTCTTCTCGCGGCTGATGAACTGCTTGTCGGTGCCGTCTGTGACGATCATTTCCGGATGCTGCGCGCGGAAACGCTTACGAAGCTCGTTTTCCAGGGCATTGCCCTTGACGATCGCCCACTTGTCGGAAATGTCCTCCGGTTCCACGCGTCCGGTCTTCTCCAACCACAATTCGTAAGGCGTTTTGAACGCGTTAAGGCCGAGAATCGTGCTCATGTCGGAACCGCCCACACCGGCCTTACGGCTCTTCAGCCACGCGAGATGACGTTCCGTCTTCTTGCCCTGCTTGAAACGCTCGATCTGATAGCGTTCCGTATCCTTGAGTGGAATACGCTTCATTTCAGGCTCCCTGCTGATTGCTTGGCTTGTTTATGTCTGCTTTGATGATGTCGGCGTCGAAATAATCGACCAGCAGATTGGCGATGCCCAACGCGGACGTCCTGAGCTTGGTGATCTCCGCCTCGGACTCTGGCTTGATGGTGAAAACGCCACTCTCGCTATCGAATTTGAGTCTCATTTTGCGTCCTTCGAGTAGTTGGCCTTAATGTCCATCAATTCGCCGGTGAGCAGTTTCGTGGCGAATCCGTAGACCACCTTGTCGTTGGCTTGGAATGCTGTGCGCTGCAAGGCGCTCACCGCGTCGAAGATGCCGACCAAGGCGTTTGCGATGATGGTGCGCTGATCGGCTGTGGCTTGTGGCCCGACGCTGATGGTTCCGACGGGGGTGAGTTTCGTTGCGGTGATTTTGTCCACTGTGAGTTTCGATGTGGTGGTCATGGTTTCTTTCTTCTTTCCGGTCGTGGCGTTTTTCCGTGTTTTGCGGGGTGAATGCTGGTCGAAGGCCGGCAGCAGTCCTTCCTTGCGGAGTTGGCCGATGATGTTGCCTGCCGTTTTCTGGCTTATGCCGAGCGCTTCGGCGGTTTCCTTGCCGTCGAACGGTTGGCCTTGGTCGATGCGGTTTCTGCAATGCGCGAGGATGAGGTCACGTTTCGACGGTTCCGGCCTGTTCCGCCGTGGGCTTGCCGACGGCCTGAAGTCGGCCAGGATGTCCTCATGCGCCTCCTGTTCCGGTGGCAGGTCCGGGGTGAGGAGTCCTGCCTTGCGTAACGCACGCATTTCGCCGATCTGGAGTCCGGCTTCTCCCGACTCGTCGTAGATTTTCTTCAGTTCGGCGAGCTCGTCGCCCGTGTATTCGTGTTTCAACGTGTTCCTTTCCTTAAGTTTTCGATGAGCGCGTGGTTGTCGCTGATGAACTTGTCCACGTCGATTCCTTGCTGCGTGATGGTCGGATTGTTGTCACCGAAGCGTGCTTTCCCATCGCTTTTGACATCTGGGCGGCTTTGGACCCGTGTCACTGGAATGAACGTGCCGTTTTTCATCTCGCCACCGTCCTTCGGTATTCGTGCGCCAGAGCCCACCGTTCAGCGATTTGACGCTGGTAGCGGACTTTTCGCCTGTCCTGATGGCCTTCGGGCGGTTCCACGCCGATTTTCACGTATGGCGGGCCTTTGCCGATGCTGCGCCAGTTGGCGAGGGTGCGTGGGCTCATGCCGAGCATGGCGGCCAGTTCGGCTGGCGTGAGCAGGTCTGTCATGGCCTGCCGTCCCGAATGTCGGCCATCGGGTCGATGTGGAGGCCGGTGAGCATTTCCGGGGTGTCGCTGCCGCCTCCGCGTTCGAGGTGACGTTTGAGCGCCTTGTCGATGGCCTGGCATGCGGTTCGGGCGGCAAGCGCGGTTGCTTTGCCGAGTCTGTTGCCGGGCAGGGCGACGCTGATCAGACTGCCGTCCAGCGGCATGTCAAGTGTGGCGATGAACATTGGGTCGGATTCCGGGTTGTCGGGGTCGACGTCGACGCAGAGCACCCATGTTGCCACCTGTGGTTTGTTTCCGTCCATTGTGTTTCCTTTGCTTGTTGACGTTGTAGGCCCCGTCCTGACGAGTGGATGGGGCTGAGTGGCTGGCATTGGAGTCGAACCAGTGCCGTCCGTGGATTCCCGAGCGCCACTTTGACTGTTGGAACACAGACCTGAACGTGTTCACGGCCGGTGGCGTGGCCGACGGTGACTGAAGCCGTCAGGCGGACTTGAAAGGGTTTGCAAGCACCGGAGTGCCTGCGTGGTTGATAGAGAGAGAAGAGAGTGGAATCCGTGGACGGGCGAACCGTCGCCCAGCCGAATGCGCCGACAGTGTATGTGCAGCGATAATGGTCGGCGCGTGGATAATAATCGATATTCAGTTATGTGTCCCCACTGGCCGACGAATGAGTGAACGTGGGTGTCCCGCGGAACAATCCGATTGGGTTGTTTGTTTGGACTGCCGGCCAGTGGGAAGTCTTTAGTCGCGTGGCGCGAATCTGACGATCAGCCACAATGCGGTGGCGATGTACACGCCTTCCACCATGAGCGCGGCGTTCATGCTGCCGCCATGCCATGTGAGCATGATGGTCAGGCTGGCGATGAGTCCGATGCTGACGAGCGTGAAGAGGATGCGGCGCAGCAGGTAGTTCGGCTTCTTCCGCTTCTTCATTGCTTGCATGTCTTCAAGCCGGTAATCATGGTCAGTCATCGTCGCTCCCAGTGTTCACTCGCTTGAGTGGGAAGGCTTCAGGCGGGAGCGTTTCGCAGACAGTCGGCCACTTCGCATACTGTCTATTGCCATTCCACATGTGATTAGCCGAGCAGTCATCCCATGTGCGCGCCGACCAGTCATCATCGATGTCCTTAAGCAGGAGCCGACCATCATTCGCGGTGACATAGAAGCCCCGCTCCTTCGGCTCTTCAGGCAGTGGCTTCTGTTCGGCTGTCTTGTCGAGTTCCGTGAGTTGGTTGAGCAGGTGGTTGGTTTTCTCTTCGTCGTGGTCCTTGCATGCTTCGATGAGGTTCGCGAGGATTTGTTCTCGTTGTTGGAAGATGTTCATTTCTTGTCCTTCTTCTGGTTGAGTTCTTTGAGTGTTCGTCCGATTTCGCGGCGGAGGTTCATGAGGTCGGTTTTGTTGAGCATGTGTTCCTGGTATCCGTCTGCCATGTCGAATCTGAGTCCGATGAGGCAGCTGTGGTCACTGCTGTGCGTGCCGTCCTCGATGATTCGCAGTTCGAATGATTGGCTCATCGCATGTTCCCTAGGTCGTCGTTGAGCGTGTAGGCGAAGTTGTCGAGGGTGCTTTCGGGGATGTCCGCGAGGACTTCCCCACCGTCCGCGTGGAGTTCGATGAGTTGGCCGCTCTTGTCTTCCTGGATGCGGATGGCGTAGCCGGTGGTGCCGATGAGTTCGATTCGCGGTTTCATGGTTTTCCTTGATTCCGGTGGCGCCGGCGGGTTAAGCAACTGGCTCATGTTCGGTTTCCTTAGGCTTTGAATTGTTTGATGCTGTCAATCGGCTGGATGAGGAGCATGAGCAGCTGCATGGAGTCCATGTCAAAGACCGGTGCGGCTTCTTCGATTTCCTTGATGGTCATCGAGATGCTTCCATTGAGCCTTTGGTCGACGGTCTTGAGGGTGCATCCCCAAGCGTTTGCAAGGTCGGCACGTGTCTTGTCGCGTCTGGCGAGTTCGGCTTTGAGGTTTCTGCTGGCTGTTTCCGTCAGACCGGCCATTCATCCTCCTCGATTCCCTGCTTGGTGAGGCAGGCGCGCCAGTCGTGCCAGCCGGGGCCGCGCATGTGGCCGCACGGGTAGTGGTCGGGGGTCTTGGTCTTTTTTACACTCATCATGTCTGCGTTCCTTTCGATACTTCACAGTGTATTTAATTAACTACATCTATGTATTCATTTATACACATCTTCACAAATTGGGCACAATTGGGTATTTATTTGGCTATAATGATGGATATGGGACGAAAAGCAAATGAAATGACCCCACTCGCCACACAGATAATGAACGAGTGCATAAGGATCCAGAAAGCCAGCGGCATGACCGTCGCCGATTTCGCGAAAGCCTGCGGCTTCAGCCGCGATTACTGGTACAAACACGCGAATCTCAGCCGCCCTCTGACAATCGGCGACCTGGAACGAATCAGCAATGCCAGCGGCATATCGGCAGAAGACATCGTGACGAATTCGAGGCGTCATGCGATTGAGGAAGCGGAAGCGAAGGTGCGGTCTGGCGGCTATGGTCTTGCCGCCTATAACGCTCATGGCAAGCAGGAGGCAATCAATGGAGAGGCTGGGCCGGATTACGACGAGCCTGCCTGACCTGCCAATAAGCCGCGACATGACCTACGGCGCCATGCGCCGCGCCATCGTCGGCCTGCCCGTCACCGTGTCCAGCGCCATCCTGCCGGACGGACTATGGGGCTGCTACGACGCCTCCACAGACGTAATCCTCATCGACCGGCGACTCACGTATACCGCGAAAAGATGCGTGCTCACGCATGAGCTGCTGCACTGGAAGCATGGTGACGATGGTTGTTCGAACGATCGTTCGAAGCAGGAGCGACGGGCGAGAATGCAGACCGCCCTCACGCTCGTCAATCCCACCGAACTCGCTGCTCGAACGCATGTACGACGATGACCTATGGTCGATAGCCGATGAACTGGACGTGACCATGCAGGTGCTTGCGGACTACCAAGCCACGCTCAACACCTCACCTAACGGACGAATCACCTTTAGCGATATCAAAGAAAGGGTTTTCAATGCGTAAAAAAATCATTGCCATCACAGCTGCGACGCTTCTCCTGGCGACGGTCTGTGGATGCGGAAGACAGCAGGAGCCGGATTCCACGACGGCCAAGACGCCGGACGTCAGCGCACAGCAGGCGAAGCCACAACAACAGGAAGCCGAGAAGACGGCGCAGAGCTTTGTGGACGAGTTCAACGCGAACTCATCGACGCCGATAACCGACGTCGAGAAATTCACGCCGAGCGATTCGGACGGTCCCTATTATCGGACGGAGTATCGCACCGGCGCCTTCTCCACCGCAGACGCTCTCCACGGGAGACTGGGCCAATCGTCAGTGGACGTGCTGGTCTACGGGGCAGTGCTCGGATGCGGGAAGAACGACATGGTTCGCGTCTACGTCGATGGGCCGCATGATGAGATCGACAGCGTATTCCCCATCATGGCGAAGATGCTTGATCCGTCGATTTCCGATCAGGACATCCAAAGTCAGATGGCGAAGGAGTATCCGTCCAATGATCTGCTTTACGCCGATACGCATGAGCTGATCGAGAGCGCTTATGTCGATGGCGATCATGCGTTTCTCGACGCGAAAATCAGCTAGCGGTTTATAAGTCTTTATAAGTCTTTATAAAGCTTATATTTGCTTCAGACGCTCGAATACCTGTGCCGTCTGTGCGGCATCGTCGGCGGCCCTATGACGCTCCGTCTTGGCGATGCCGAAGTAGCGGATGAGGTCTTTGAGGCGATGGTGGTCCAATTGCGGCAGGTATACCTGTGAGATTTCGAGTGTGTCGTAGAAGCTGATGTCGGGTATTCCAGCGCCGACCCTCTCGGCTTCGTGTTTGATTATGGGGATATCGAAGCGGTGGATATTGTGGCCTATCCAAGTATCCTTGCCACAGAAGGCGTAGAATCTGGGCAATGCCTTGTCGATGGTCGGCTGGTGCCGCACGTCCCGGTCTGTGATGCCGGTTATCTGCGTGACCTTGGCCGGGATCGGAATCTGGGGATTGACGAGCTGGCTGTATGACGCGACTTTGCGTCCGTGCCTGATTCTCACAGCTCCCAATTCGATGATTCGAGCGCTTCTGCCTAATCCAGTGGTCTCGATGTCGATGGCCACGTAATCGTCCTCCACGCCACTATTCGCGTTGACGTGGGTGATTGGTGCCGTTTCCACTGTTGGAGCGTCTGAGGTGGCTTCCGGCGATGGCTCAGTCGCATTTGTCGCTTGATGCTTATGGCGCGGCTCCGGCTTGAGGAAGAGATGCCAGAAGAACCATGCGAGGAATGCGAGGAGCAGAACCGTCATGATGCTTGTGGCCAGATCGTACTTCGGCGTGGTGATGGTGTCGTATATGCCGTAGATGCCGGAGATTGCGAACAGCACGGATAGCACGAGGTAAATCAGTTTCTTCATTTTTCCCCTTCTTTCTTCTTGCTTCAAGCTACCGCAGATGGGGATTAGACGTGCCGATTCTTCTATTTCAGCGCATTGGCGCTGTATGAAAGAATGAAAATAATGTTACATATGTATATATGTATATGTCATGTTTGCAAGTTAGTATTTTCCGATTGCAAGGTTAATATGCACCCTTGTTTACAACACGCCATACACACATGTTTGCAAGTTAGTATATAATGTGTTTCAGAACAAAAAAACCTCCGCAGTGTTAACGGCACCGCGGAGGTAAAACATGAAGCCTCACTCAAAGACTTCCAAACCCATTGTAACGCATGGCTTGGAGGTCGGAAATGGACCGTGAAATGGGATACCGCAACATGCTGGCAGTCGAAGAACTCGCAAGCCAAGGAAAACTCACCGTCACCCACAAGGGCGCACGCAGTTTCGACTTCGCGCAATACGCCCTGCTCAGCCGCATGGCATGGCTCACCGCTGACTGGCCGCTGGACAAGGCAGCAAAGGAGAAGCACATGATGCCGCGCACCTACGCTTCCGGCTGGCTCAAAATCGCTATCGATTGGGGCATGACGCTCCCACAGTCAATGGATGAGCTCGTGGCGATCGGCAATGAGCCGCGCAATCCGAAGCGCGAGCAGCTGGCCTACAACCGCATCGGCAAAATCGCCAAGAAGCTCGAAGCCGCAGGACTCATCAAATGCCTTCGCAAGGGCAACGTGCAGCGCAAGAACAATGCCGTCTGGCTTCTGACCATCGGCACTCCAGAGGAAAACGCTGAGGTCGAAGCATACGTGCGACAGCACATGTACCTCTGATTCCGTGCCCACATTTTGCCCACGTTTTGTAGAGAAATGACGTGATTTGGAGTGAATTGGAGTGAAATAGGAAAGCTTGAAAACCGTTGGAAATAAAAGGAAAACCGCCATTTCTGGCGGTTTGAAAAAGTGCCTCCAGCGGGACTCGAACCCGCAATCCGAAGAGGTCGATTTTAAGTCGACTGCGTATACCGATTTCGCCATGGAGGCTTTGCGCCGGCCAGAAGAAAAAGCCGACGCCAAGCTATTATGCCACG